TTAATTGGTCTAAGATTCTTAATAAAATGATAACCACCATCAGGTAATAATGATAAGATTGTAATAAAATCATAGATATATGCAGCACTTTGATTTGTTGGAGTGTGTTTACCTTTAGCTGATTGCCAATCAATACTACGCCAACAATTATCATCAACAATAGGATCTATTTTATCTCCACTGCTAACATCTGCATTGTAATAATAATAATCAGTTGGATCTTCAAAATAATAAGTTCCATAGCCATTTGGTCCAACATAAGGATCATCTAAAAATCTATTTGGAAATTCTGACCAATCAATGTTTAAACAACCAATATTTGTTGCATTTGTCCATTCATTATTATTAGAAAGTTCAAGTATAAGTGTCGCAAAAAACTTTAAACCAGCTGGATGAATATATTTTGCATATTCAAGACCCCATTCGCTTTTGGCTAATTGACTATAAATGACATATGAATAGTTTTGCCAACGATTATTATCATTTAATCGATAAACGTCAGAAGTTTTGGATCGATTACTATCACTTGATGTAAACAAAAAGTTTTTAGGATAAAACAAACTAACAATCTCATTAAAAAATAATCGAAAGAAACTATAGATGCTCTCTTCACTGCCTCGATTTGTATAATAGTTTGCAATGATCTTATATAAACGTACACGATCGAGAGCTCGGCTTGGTGGTATATAAGATCCAATAAGATTTTCAATGGCATCAATATAACGATCATCTGTCGCCATATCAATATCATGATTTCGCATGATATTGTTTATCTCAAAGCTTGGTCCAGTACCACCACTTATCTCTGATGTATATTTTTTGTTAAGAAATCGATAATAAGCTTCTAGCAATTTTACCAATTCACTTGCATCATTTTGAAAATGATGGGGCAAACTGCTTAAAGCCTTTGATGGCTCAACAATTTCAGAATATTCAACTCGTGCGTTGGCTGTTACTAATTCACTCATCGGTCTTTAGGAAATGTTTTATAATCGACACTACGACTATTGCCACCGCGCGCAATCTCATCAACAAAGATATTTGTTGATGTAAGACTTTGATTAATTTCTAATAGTGTATTTCTTTTTGCTATAACATCATTTGAAAAACTATTAACAATAAAATTAAATGTCACATCACTATCACTATAAAGAGTATTGAGAGTCATTATGCCAGTTTCAATGTTAAACGTTCCTGCATCTGCATATTTAACTGGCTTATTGTCTTTAATATAATAGCTATAGATTTTTATAATATTTTTATCAGATGTTTGCTCTTCATTAAAAAAGAGTTCAAGATCACCTAAAATCCATGGCACATCACTAACAATATTAATAAAGACTCTGCCATCATCTGTTGCACATCTTGCCCCAAAATTCAAAGTGATATTATTAACATTAGTATCATTTAGTGTAAATGATTGGCTAAGATAAACTCGAACAAGACTATTTAATATAGAATTAGAACTATCTTCAATCGCTCTTACAAATTGACTATGTCTAAAAACACTATTAAATTCATTAATGCGATTAATATTATAATCTGTTATAATATCATTAATTCGTGAAGAAATATCTGCGCGTGATAGTGTAGTAATATTTGGATTATATTTTACTAAAATATCCAATACAATATTACATGTATTAGGATTAACAATTTCTGGAAAAATACTTAGTACCTTTTTAGATTGCAAATAACTTAGTATCTCGGCTTTATCAGCATCACTGAGATTATCTAGAGTTGATTGACCATTAATTGATTGAATCTTATTCGCACTAATAAAAACTTTACCATAAACTGGAGGAACATTATCTTCTCCACCCCATACACTTATACTATTAATATAACCAAATTTAGCTTTAATTAGATTTGTATAATCATCGCTTGTAACTGCACGATTTTGAGTTGCAAAGCTTGATATTGCATTATTTTTTAATGCAGATATACTTTCTTTTTCTTGACCACCACTTGAACGACCAATTAAAGTTAAAGCACTTGTTGTTATAATGCCAATAGCAGATGGATCTGAAACAGTCAAATTCTGACTAATAATTCTTGAACAATTATTTGCAACAACACCATTTGTCACAATATATTCAAGTTCAATAATATTTCCCGCATCAAGTTTTTTACCAAAGACACCATCACCAAAACTAATTTCATATTTTCCAAAGATATTTTCATTGATAAAATATATTGGAGTTTTATCCGTTACAGTAGAACTACTATTAAATGGTTCGAATAATAAATTATTATTAGAAGATGATGTCTCATAGACACGTACCTTTAATGATGATATATCAATATTCTCATCGATTATTTCATATGTGGCACTTGTATCATAAGCAATCGCTGCATATGATCGGGTTACTAAACTGCCTTGATAAGCAATTGCACCATTTGCAATATAGTTATTGCCAGTCAATGTTAATATTACATCATCGCGTAAAGTAAAACTATAATCACCGGAATCATTTTGAGCTTCTAGAGTTGAAACATTATTATCAAATATTCCGCCTTTAACTGTTATTTCCGATGGATGATTAGATATATTAGGCTTTTTTGGTATGCTAATATTAAAGGTTATTTGTGATGAACTACGACTGCGTGGTATATAACCTAATAGTTTGGCCGCAGATACAACGCTGCTTCGTAATTGTGCACTATCAATATAACTTTCATTAACTGCCATATGTGCAAGCATCGCGTTATAGTGAGTATTATATGCTAATACGTCAATTATAGTATTTAGATTGCTGCCTTCAAAATTCCAATCTGAAAATTTACCATTTTCTTCTTCTTTAAAATAGCTAATAAGATTAGCCTTGATTTGATCAAAATCAAGAGTTGTAACATCGATCTGTTTGCCTAGATTTGCCATTATCGTATTTTGTTAAGTATAAATTTAATTTCTCCAGATTGAGAATATATGGTTTGAAACATGATACTAATATCATAACTATTGCGATCATTATTTGCGACAACTTTTACGTTATATTCTGAAATTCGTGGCTCAAATTTTGTTATGCCATTTTCAATTTCAAGTGTTATTTGTCGTTGTGTTATAGGATCAATATTTTCAAATAACATACTAGTTACTTGTGTGCCAAACTCGGGATTAAATGGTCTTGACCCAACTTCAGTCAATATGATATTTTTAACACTATTTTTAATAGCATCAATATCGCTCGCTATCATAACATCTCCCGTTATAGGATGTATAAATCGAGTGTGAACATCGCGATATATATCACCTGAAGAAATGATCGGTTGATATTGTTCTCGATTATAATCGCTGAGATTAAGAGCTCTACTCATCAAATCTATTTATATGCCATTCTATACAAACTATTTTATGCAAACATATTTTGAGCTTTAGTATATTTCTCACTAATCTTTGTACCTAATTCAACCAAATAAACTTCAACATTGGAAGTATTTGAATTTTGATATTTTTCGGCATCATTTGCTTTTTCAATATAAACATCAAGTCTATCCCATGTTTTTTGACTAACTGGACCATAATCAACAACAGTAACAATACCACTTGGATTTAATCCAGCGGGATCATAGATTGAACCATTAGGATTTCGCAATTGTAATTTTGTTCCTCCTGGCCATCTTGCTGTTGCACATGAATAACCACTTGTTAATTTACCATAAGCTCCATTTGATGTATCTGAAAGCTTTAATGTTCCAGGCTTATAACCTTGTTTGGCTAGACTCGCTAATCCGCGTGTTAAACGTGAACCATATTTTGCAACAAGATCTGGTCGTTTTTCTCTTTCACTTGGGGCAAGATCAAGAAATGTTGTAAAATCCCATTCTGGATCACCATATAATGTAATGCCAGACGAAACTCTTTGACCTACACTATAGTTACTATTCTTTTTAAGATTCCAATCCCGCAATGTTTTATGTTCGGTCTCTGCAATTGATAGGGCTTCTTGTGCTTTTTGTTTATAAAACTCACGAGTTTCAGGTGACCATTCATAACTATATTCACCTATTTTTCTATCAAT